TTACTGTATCAAAATCTTCTATTACTTTTGTGAGTTTGTTCTCGGTTTTACCAAATAACGTAAATAGCATAATTTTATCCACCCAAGTGCATAGCTAATAAAGTTTTAATTACATAAAAAAAAGTACCTGCGGTTCCACTTATGAATATCACCATTAAAGTCCAAATAATCTGAACATGCACTTTTAATCCAAACACTATCTCTAATAATTTATCTACTTTTGTGGTCAACATATCAAAACTTTCTTTTAACATATCAAAAGGGTCCATAGGCCGTTTCTCCCGCACAGGTTAAGCATTAAATATTACAATCTTATCAAGCAGATCAGTATTAGAACAATCTATGTGAACCCATGTAGGAGTATACTTTATATTCTCTATACGTCTTATGCCAATATCATAAAACTTTTTTTCATTTGCTAAAATATAGTCATATACTAATTTTGGAGAAGACTTCTTGAAATGCAAATCAGTTGCTCCACCAAACTTATGGATAGAAAACTCAGCGCCATCTGGATCGTTAAATGGCCTTAGCCCGCAAGAATCTAACTTTCCCCCGACATGCCAATTATTGATTGTTATTGGTTCATCAATCTCTTCTCTGAGATAATCAATAATATATAATTGACGTTCGTTTAGAAATTTCCAAGCTCCGTTACCGAACCTATTATAATAAAAAGGATGAACAAGTTCTTGAATATTAAAATATTTAGTTCTCATTATCTTTTGTCTCCGTTACTTGCTCATCATAAGCTTTATAGGCATCATAGGCTGATTTTCTAGCTGATTCTGCTTCTTCAAAATTACGCCAAATAATCATTACATTCTTTTTTGACCCAATATGTTCATTCTTGTCTAATGGTTCATATACGGGGGCAATAGGAGCGGCTACCTTTACTGGAACTTGTGTAACAGTCAGAGTATGTTCTACTACTCTTGGACTACAACTAATTAACCCCAAGAGTAGTATTGATAGCATCAATAAATTTAGAATTCGATTCTTCATCAAGCACCTCTAATCCCGATTTGGAAGCCGGAACCTCTTTTGCTTCTTGACACAGTTTTAGCATCTTATTAGAAGTTTTTTTATATTCTTGGAAATTGTATTGTATCTTATTATTTTGGTTTTGTAAAGAACTAATTACTCTATTTTTGACTAGTTGATCATTTTTAAGTAATTCATTTTTTGATTTAACTATTGATAATTCTGATATTGCATTAGCATACTTGATTTTTGTATTACTATGAGATAGTTTTTCCATTCCATACAAAAAAGAAACTAGTAACAAGGAAACTAAAAGCATCCCAGTAATTCCGGCTCCAAGTTTACCACCAAAAAATGATATGAGCGTACCAAACATGTTATTCTAATCCTCTATTCTATTTTATTGCTGTTATTTTGTTTAAACTCACTAAATGATCCAGTACAAGAATCAATCTTGGTAACACCAGTGATACCAGTAATAGATGAATTTGAATTTCTATTTTCGGCCCATTTTTGAGCCGCTTTACTGCCTAATGCTCCAAGAATAAGAAAAGCAATAGAATCCCCAATAGGAACCCACTCATTAACAAAAATATAGACAACCCATGCAATAATAGGCACAACAACAGTAAACGCCGTTAATACCCTAATACTAGATGGTTTATTATTCGAGTCTTTAAACAAGGAAGATACCCATTGTAATATTTTTTGCATAATAAATAGTTTTTAATATATTCTATTTAGTTGGAGCAGAAGGCCATTCTATATTAAATGGAAAATCATCCTGTTCTGTAATATCTCGTAAGGATTGTCTGTACTCTTTCCATTTATTTTTATCTTCATCAGATAAATCTACATCATATAACTGAGTCCAATCACATTCTGATAGTAGAACATTTCTTTGATTTCTAATAGAAGAAGCCATTTCTTTTTCTTTCGCTTCTAAATCTACTGTAGAGATAATTATAGTCTCACGGTAAACCAGATCATCACCCTTGACCCACGCGGTTTCGTAAGTCGTGAACGGCTCCCGATTGAGCGGCACGGCCTTGTTGTAGCCGATCCCGTCCAGCTGCTCCGGGGTCAGGTCCTCAAATTTGCGATAATAGCCGTCGTACCCCCACCCGCCCGGGGGGCACGGTCTTGTACGATCTATCAGGGTACTCCACATGCTATCCTCCTAGTTTGTCTGTGCGTTGGCATACTTGGCCGGGTACTTGAGCACACCGGTCCAGTTGTACGTCGTAGACGCTGCGTTTTGGGTTGCGCCCACGAGTTTGAAGCCGTTGGTAAAAAAGTGGACCACCTCCGAGGCGGTGCCGTCGTTATAGTAGGTGGTGCCCCCGATGGTCACGGACTCATTGACGGTTTGACCGGCCACTCGACAGCATCCGGGAATTCGCCCTGCTGCGGGACATCGCGCAACGCCTGCCGATAGGTGGCCCAGGCCTCTCGACGGTCGCTGTCCAAGGGCGTGTCCGACATTTGCGTCCAGTCGCATTCGGCCAGCCGCCGGTCGCGTTCGGCCCGGAGATCTGCGGCCAGTTCCTCGGCGGTAGGCTCATATGGGCCGGGCTGGACCTCGCTGTATGTCTCATTGTCTCTACAATCATCGGCAGTCCGGGCGGACCGCCAGCCATAAACACCATCAGTCCTGATTGCGTATCCCATTATATTGCATCCTCCCATCCGTGTACTCGTAAAGTTACGTCTTCCTTGTTACAGGCCCAATATATGTTGCTAGACTCTAGGACCATATCAAACGGGATATTTGATGTGCCGCCGTTAACGGTATTCGAGAAAGACATGTACGGTGGATTGCTCGTGCTACCAAATGCCCCCGTCGAATTGTTTGGGGATATGATTATCAACGTGTTCGCATCTGTTGCAGTGATCGCTGCCATTAATCGCACTTGAGTAGCTGTTTCGGGCACGGCGGTCAGTACAGATGCGGCCACGTATGTAGGTATGCTGGTACTGCCGGATACGCCTGAAGCAATAGTTGGATACGCCGTCAGATTTGAGCCCGAGTCTACTGCCCATTGGGCACGGCTGTTACGCTGGATCATAGATAATGGGTAGGCATTGGTACTATCGGTTAGCACCCAACCGACGCGCAGATAATGTGTATACCCGCTAGGCAGCGTCGGGGCGGATGAGGACAGGGACAACAGAGCAGCCGTAGTGTTGGTGGTCGGGTTGTAGATCACATGCACCGCATACCACGTATCAGCCGCCACCGTGCCGGCATCCAGACCGTTGGCTCCTGAAGTGGACAGATCGCCGGAGAGAGACACATTGGTCAACAGTTGGGCAAGCCCGGCGGCAGTCTTGACAATCATTTCGTCGGCACTGATATCCACCGTGGCGTCCAGTCCTTCGGCCGTAATGGCGAGATTGACGTAGCTGGACACGGTTCTGATACCCGTCAGCGCGGCCCCGTTCAACGGGGGCAGAATCCCGCCCGGTGCTTTGACAATATCCGCGTCCGCCGGTTCTGCTCCAATAGACTCTACCGTAACTACAGGAGCGTTTTCTACAGGTTGCCCGTACTGCACACTGGATAACCCGCTATCCACATTTTCATTTAAAGTCGTAACAGTTGTCAAATCAGTTCCCGAAGAATATGAAGAAGAAACAACATAATTATATTCTGAGGTTGTTTGAATTAGATATAATGCTCTATTTTCAATATAAATTGCTGTTTTATCTCCTTCTACAGTAAAAGAAGACGAAGAAACATATTCAACAATATCCCCTTCATCCATCCACCAATCCCCAACAGGAAGGGTATCCTTTAAAGTTCCATCAGGATTCATGGCTACACTCAATCTAGCATTTAGATTAGCGGCGGTTCCTCTAGCCGCTAATAGTTCTGCGGTGTTTGCTAAAACTGTAGTAGAAGTATTAGCACTATCTACCCAAGAAGCACCATCCCAAATAGTAATTTTTCCTGTGGTTATATTATAAAAGGGCTGCCCAACAACAGGAGAGCCGGGAGCCGAAGTTCCCGCCCAATTTGATCTAATTGCATCAAAATTGGCATTAATAATGGTAGGAGTATCTCCAAGGTCGGTGCTACCAGTAAAAGCAGTAAATGTCTGTGACATAAATATAAAACTCCTTAAAATCCTGAAATTTCTAAATTAACATCTCTGGAAATTCCCGTTCCAGATGAATCATATATATAAACAGTAAATCTATCAGATTGTATATCTACAGAGTAAGTAGCAAATCCTGAACCAAGTATTGTTACTCCTACATTATACGCCGAAAAGATAGTGATAGGGATACTAGATAACAGATACTCAGTTCCACCAGAAGATATTGTTTGATTATATAGTTTTTTACTCTTATCGTCAACATCCAAATAACTAAGAATAGAAGATATTTCAAAAGAGGTTGATTTAATAATAATATTGGTTTCTGCTTTAATTTGTAAATAGCGTGCAGTTATAGTAACTTTATTACTATATAGATACCAATCAGACCAAGTAATATTATCGACAGAATATTTGTAATATAAATTATATTTTGCCAAAGAGGTTATACTATTGAAAGTATCTCTAGGAAACGTATTGAAAGTTCTACCATAGATAAAATCATCAAAAGAAGGATCAATAAAGGCAGCAGTTTTTTCTAATGCTTGTCGCAAAGAAAAAGTCGTACTTGTTCCTATATCTATAATATCTGAAATAAAATATCCATTATCATAATTAAAAAATAAATAGTCTGTCAAAACAGGAGTATCGAAATCATACCCTGCTAATTCATCATAAGTCATTCCAGGAATCCATTTCAAAACTTCTTCGCTTGATTCATAAAATAAATTATAGACTTCCCCGTCTGGAACATATGTTGTAATTTCATCTCGTTCTAAAATAAAATTGACATAATCGGATATATCAACAGAAATAGAAGTTGAAGAGGCTACTAGACTTTCATTAAAAGTTCTGTCAACTGCTTTTATCCAGAAAGTATACGTGCCACTAACAGGGGGATTCCAAGAGAATTCATTCTCAGTTAAACTAGTAATAACGGGTATTCCTGTTTCGTAACTCACTCCTCTAACAATAGTATAAGATAAAAAGTCTGCATCTTCTACTGCATCCCAAGTTAAATCTATAGCATCTTTATTAGCAACCGCTATAAAATTTTCAACATTAGAGGGAGGGGCCTCCTTTCCTAGAATTATAACAGATTTAGTATACTGATTATTTGGAGTATTATAAGGGGTAACAGATACCATGTAGGAATCTCCAATAGCAAATCCTATATCAATTCTATAAGATTTTTTTGTAGATACTCCTGCTAGTTGCCATAGACCATCAGCTTTTTTAACAAAAACATTCCAACTAAGAGCATTTCCTCGCCAAGAAACATCAATGACAGATTTACCCGTTCCATCAGAAGCAAACACCCAACTCTCTTTTGCATTCAAATCTGTTACATAGGCAGTATCCCCTATTTCAATATTGGGAACCGTATCTAAAGTATCATTATAGATTTCATCCATATATTCCAATGCTGAAATCGTTCTATATAGGGTATCGTTAGTTCTTGTTATATTTAAAATTCTAAATTTTTTAGTTACATTATTTATATGTCCAAAAGCATATAGATCATATTCTTTTGGAGTAATATCCCACGCAGAAACCAAGTTCAAAGTTGAGGTAGTGGTTGTTACTCCTACTGGAATAACATTTCTATATTCAATTGTATCATCTTCGGCATGTTTTATTTGAACTGTATACTGTGAACCAGCAACTAACTCAACTGCTTCAGGCAACGTAACAGAAGTAGATGTTGCAGAAATAAGCCTACCAGAAGATAGCCCCCATTGAGGAACATCATAAGAAACCTCAATAACTTGTCCTGGCAAGCACGCAATTGAATCAATTCCAGCTTGAAATGTTATAGTTTGAGTAAGGTATCTGTTTCTTAACAACATACCTCTACCAAAATTGATAGCCTGTTGTCGATTGGTACATCCTACCAAGCTGACAGAAGTTTTGTTTATCTCAGTTTGAACTTCATCAAACCCGTCTTGATATATTTCTACTATTTGTCTGGAATAATCTAATTCTTCATCAAAGTAAGTAATCTCAATAGCATTAGCGCGTTCAGTTAAATCTAAAAATGAGTTTGTATAAGAATTTTCAATCATATTGCCTTTTGTAAACATAAAATGCTGTACGGCAATATCTTCTTTCTTATCTATAATTACTCCATATTGTGAACCCTTATGAACAACGGTACCTCTACCAAGCAGAGAAATGGTATCAAGTATACCTCTAACAGACATTGATTGGTCAACGTATATATTACAAGTGTAATTTTTAGTTTCACAAAAAGTAGCCCACTCTTCAAAATCTTCATATATAAATTTGGAATAGGAAAGATTAGCCCCATAATCCGCATTATGAAGAATATCATAGGCAGCCCACGCAGGGTTGTTAGCAGGTTTTTGCTCATATGTCGAACCTGTCCAAACAAAAACATATGTGCGCTCTGCTTCAAAAGTAATAGCAGGCCGAGAACCAGAAAGAGTATCTGTGGCTAATGCTTGAATACCTGCTAACGCAGTTCCAGGATAAGTAAAATCATCATATACTATTTCTTTAATATATGAAAAATAACCAGTATTTCTATAAGATAAAGAAGTAGGAGGTTCTTCCTCAAAACGAGCACGTATTTCATATTGAGAAGGGTCTAAATTATATAAATAAAAATCTCTATACACGGCATCTTGAGAAGCCGCAGTTATGGTTATAGAACTCCCACTAATCCCATTATATACAATAGGAGTAGAAACATCAGAACTATCTATCCATCTCCAATAAGCCTTACCCTCTACAGAAGGATATCTATCTCCTTCAGTATGAGCAGTATCAATAGAAGTTCCTTCTTCTAATTCAACCCATTTACTATCTGGTAAATAATAACCGGCAGACCATCTAGAAGCAAGAACTAAATTTTGAGATAGATTTGAAGTGTCAACCGCTTCAAAATCATACCAAGTTTCAGTTCCTTTTTCTCTATATTGAATATTTACTATAACTGAATGATTTTGTAGTTTTCCTTTTTTAGTTAAATAATATAAAGCAGGAAAATAAATACCAACCCCTATCCCATCCACTGAATTACCAGAAGTTTCAGAAACAACCCAATCGGTTGATAATTTAAAACCAACACTTTTATCAGAATAAGTATCAGAAAAAGCAGGAATTACGCCCTGATCTAAAGTACCGTACCTGTAATCAAAAATAACATCTTCAAAATTAGAACTAGGATTTGAATTTATGTACTCATTTCCTATAAAATCAATTTCATGGTCAGCAATGGCGAATAGCGCATTATATTGTTGGGTATCATCATCATTTGTAGTAAATTCATTTATTATGGGGGGAGTGATTCTTGTTCTACCATAAAGGATAGGAAGAGTTATCCCTTGTTCTGTGGGGTTTCCTTTTACGTCCCACGCATAAGTAGCAGAAGAATTTAGTCCAGCATCCGTATCAAAAGAGGGAAGAGATGCGCTTCCAAATACAGCACTTATTAATATCCCACCAAGTAAAGTTGTGGCTCCTGATATAATAGTGCCCGCCATTGCTAAAGCACTACCAACAGAAGAAAACATTCCTGTATTAAATAAACCAACTCCTAATTGGTTGACTAATCCAGGCATAAGTCCAGGCGCATAGAAAGAAAGTACGCTAACAGCAAGAAGAGCAACCAGTTTTAACGGGCTTTTACCCCCGCCTCCACCTTTAGGTACAATAGAAAAAACAACACTAGACCCGTCTTTTGGTACTATTGCTCTAATATCAGCATCATTTAAGACCACTCCGTCAATAGAAGCAACTACTTCTAAATCAGAGCATAATACAGGATTAAAGTAACTTACTATTTCACCAATAGAAGTTCCATTTTTAAACTGTTTTATTTTTTGACTATTGTGGGGGTCAAAAATATTTTCAATACAGGTAGCAGTAATCTTACCCATTATTTATTTCCTATCCATCTATAAAATCCACGAATTCTTTTTCTATAGGTAGTGTCATTTAAACTGGTTATCTGAGGGCCTTGTTTTTTTAATGTATGAATAAATTTGTTATTTCCAATATATACACCAAAATGATGAACTATTGAAGGAGCGGATATTAACATATTCATTGTTATAATATCCCCCTCTATTAATTCTTTTTCTTGTATTGGATAAAAATTGTTCTTTATCTCCTCTATAAACTGAAAATAAATTTTGTTTCTATCCTCACAGTCAATAACGAAATCAGGAAAATCAACCATCCCACACTGGTCATAAATATATTTTATTAATCCCCAACAATCTAATCCACCTAGTACAGTTCTGCCCCTATCCGTAAAGGGGGACTTTAAAGCATTAGATGCAGCATTGATAATTTTTTTATTAGGAAGCAATGGTTAATCCTCCTCGTCCAACTCCTGGAAAGCCTCCAAAACGAGTTGAATTATCAAGTTCTCGACATCTGGATAACGTTTTATTACAAGTCGTGGCAGTTCCAGTATATCCACATCGATCAGATTTAAATTTGAATCTACAACTATTCTTTAAAATTCTATTTAGTGGAAATCTCTTTCTGTAAATATTAGGTGCGCCTAAAGTAAACGTAACATAGTCAGCGGCACTTATAGGTTGAATAAGAATATAATCGTGGGAGACAACCGGAGTAGGATCATCTAATGTTGCCGATGATACAATATAAATCGTAACTTCTATATCGGCGGGTCCATTTTGTTTTACATATCTATCATATTCTTGCAAATAAGATTCTATATCTCTATTAACATTTGGTATACGAAGATCGACTCTAGGAATCTCGCCTTCTGTTTGATCTGAAATTTCATCAAGTTCAAAAGGAAAAGCAAGCCAAGTATGTCCTTGCCATATAATATCTTCGGTATTAGATACTAGGCGAATATGCTCTGTTATATCTGGAATAACAATTTCTAAACACACAAGGAAAGCATCTTCGCTTCCCATTGTGTTTTTCTGCGCGATAACTTCAGAAGATAAAAGAATATCAGACATACCAATTATGCCTCTTCAATAGCAACAGTCATTGAGCAGTCTCTAGGGGAAGAGATGGTTGCTTGTAATTGATCATCACTAAACCTGACACTATAGGTAGTAGAGTTCATCGGATTAACCCAATCAAATAGTGTTCCTTGATTAGCATAGAAAAAAGTTTTTATGCTATATACATCTTCTATAAATATCTCTTCATACGATAATTCCCATTTTCCACGACCTCTAGTATGTTTAACACTAGATTGCACAGAACCATCTTCAAATGGTGTACGCCGTTGTGCTTTTATAAAAGACTCTGTTATTGTCTGCGGTTTAGGAGAACTAGGATAAGTTGCCATTTAATTAAAACCCCGTAGAATAAATAATACCATATGGTTTTCCTGCCCAAGCAGCAGAAGTCTCTTCTAACACCGTAAAATTTAAAGAAGGAGAGGCTTCAGCATCCCCGGTTAGTGATACATTTAGACCTTTGTTTATTCTTACTTTAGGAAAAACAAAACTTAGACCCTTTGTTGTATCTGGATAAGTATATACTAGTTCTAATCGTAAATCAATATCAGTTACTACTCCTAGATTAATATAGGCATTAGAATCCGGCATTATTCCAAATAAAAGTTGAATAATATCTTTAGAGAACTCAACAGTCTGCGATTCTATAGAACACGCTATTGTATTGGAGAAAGCAGCACCTATTAGAAAACTATCTACGTTCCTTCTTGTTTTAGTATCAACAGAATAAACAATATTTGTTACTTCACTGTATCCAAAATTATTTGAAGCAGTAAGGACCGGCAATACTTGTAAAACATTAGAAGTATAATCCCCTATGCGAAGTTCACAAGGACCAATGGAGATTGAATTGCTATTTTTTAATCCGGCTGACATTTAAGACTTCCTATTTAGCAGTAGCAATGGTTTTTCGTAGGCCCTGCTTATTTCTATTAATACCATCAATTACAATCCTGATTACTTCAGTTCCCATATCAAAACTAGAAGATGCAGAAGCAGAACCCACCTGGGTTCCTGTTCTATTCTCCACAATAACCTTAACATCTCTAGGTTCTCTGGAAGAAGCCGCCTGTTCCTTTGTCTGAACTACCTCTCCTCTTTTTAATACTGCATTTACTTCTCCTCCATCGTGGAACCGTGGAGCATTTATAAAAGCAGTAGGAGATAGGGCGCGTTTTATAGCAGATGCTTTTCCTGCCATGCCTCCACTATGTAATTGAGTAGCCGTAGAAGCTGTTTCCCCATAATTAACACTTGAACCTAAATTAAAATAATTACCAAACATCTCACTAGCCCCGGAAAGAGCATTCATAATCTGTTGTTTAATTATAATCTTGGTAATATCTTGTATGATAGATAATGCCATATCACTAAAAGCATCTGCCGCATTTTTAGTGCCTTTAACAAATTCAATAAAAGCATCTGCGGTAGAATCAGCAAATGTATCTGCCATATCTACTGCCATATCAGATATTTTTTTCCAAGTGGTTGTAGCGGATTCTTTGATTTTCTTATTTGCGGCTACCCACGCTTCGGCCAAGTTTTCTGGATTTTCTTCCATATCCTTGGCAACTTTCGCACTTAGCTTTGCTTGCTCTAATTGATTTTTAGCAATAGCGGTATTCCGTTCCTCTTGTATCTTAAGAAGCCGCCCTGTTTGTGGTTTGCCTCCAAGAGCAACAATTTTTGCATTATAATCTTCCCACTCTTTAATTCTTTCTTTAAAATTTTCTTTTATTAGTGATAATTCTTCATCCAAACTTTTTTGTTGAGCTTTAAGAAGCTGTCTATTTGTTCCATTCTTTTTATTTATTTCTAATTCTGCATATTCTAATTTAGTATCTAACTTTGTTTTTTCAGTAGATAGTTCTTCTTTTATAGCAGCATCGTTCGCGGACTGTTCAGATTTTAAATTCTGTATCTTTTCTTTATTTCTATTTTTTTGTTTATCATAAAACTTTTTTAAAACAGCATTGATTGCTTCTGCTTCTATTTTTTCTTTATCTGCACTAAGAATAGTAAATCCCAAAGATTCACGTTGTGATATAGCAGTACTGGCAGCATTAAGAGCCTTTTCTACATAGTCAATAACATCCTGAATTAATTGTGGATCTTTGCTTTTAAAAGCATCAGAAACAACGGTCCTCCATTCTGGACCTAGTTTTTTTAAATTCTCATTCCATTGTTTGTTTACTTCTTCAGGAATTAATCCCAGTGCTTTTTCAGCCGCAGCTAAGTCTCTAGTACTTTTAGCAAAAGAAGGCACATCTATCTTTAATGTTTCATCTATTAAACCTAAAGAATCCTCTAAGGCTAATCGTTGAATTGTTAAAAATGATATTGATTTTTTATAAAGAGATATTTCTTTATCCGAACCAAAAGACCAAAAACTACTCGCCCGGTCAGTAGCTTTTTCAAGTCCTTTTGTTTTTTCATTCAAAACCTTGTTAGTTCTATCAAGTTCCTTTATTATTTCTTCTCTTCGTTTTTTAAGATAATCCGTTGTTTCATTAAATACTTGTTTTTGTTTATCATGCAAAACAGCGTCTAGTTTTTCTGCGGATAAAGCAGTATCCTCAAGAGCCTCCGCAAGCCCAGGATACCGCTCAGTTAATTGCTTAACTAGTAAAGCCAATTGATTCTTTTTTTCTAATTCACTAGAATCAGACTCGTTGATTGCTTTTATAGCATCCCGATACTGCTCCATTCCTGCAATAAACGCTTGTTGATTATTAGTATACTTTACTAAGTATTTACCGGCTAATTCCATATCTCCGGATAGTATTTGTAATCCATCTATATTCCGATTAACATAAGACAATAATTGTCCAAATCCCAATACTAAGGCTGATAATTTTTCAACCAATCCAGAGATTATGCCAGTAAGTCCTAACTCCCCCATAATAATACCAAGGTTTGCTAGTCGGTCCATTAAATTTTTAGTTTGAACCCCCAATCCCTGCTGCTGAATTAACTGCTGCTTGAATGCCTCCCCCGGTTTTTTTATGTTTTCTAATAGGGTATCATAATCACTACTAGTAAAG